AGTAGGTGTAACAGGAGTAAGAATAAACCTTGCAACTGGTACTGCTTCTGTGATATCATGGAACCCGATAGTTCCAGGAGCAACTGGTACCTGGGTACCTATTGACCCGGATAATCCGTAGGAGAAATATATGGCATCAAGTACGTCGAGCGACTTAAAACTAGAATTAATTACCACAGGTGAAAAATCAGGTACCTGGGGTACAATTACAAACACAAATTTACAAATATTAGAACAAGCAGCATCAGGATATTTATCTCTTAATGTGGGATCTGGAGATGTAGCTTTATCTTTAGCAAACCATGCTACAGCAAATGGTAAAAACTTGTATTACAAATTAACAGGTACATTAACTGCAAATAGAACAGTTACTATGCCAGATTCTTCTGAAAGAGTTTTTATTGTAGAAGATGGTACAACCAGGTCTTCTTCTAATTATACGCTAACAGTTAAAACTGTATCAGGGACCGGGTTAGCTTTACCCATAGGTTCTACAACAGTTTTATATTCTGATGGTACAAATATTACAGGTAAATTACAAACCAAAGGATACTACACACCATCTGCAACATATACTACAGTAAATGGTGATCAAGTTTTAATTGATACATCTGGAAGTGGTATAAGTGCTGCGGTTACAATAAACCTACCTGCTTCACCTGCTATTGGAAATGAAGTTACATTTATTGATAGTGGAAACAATCTTGCATCTAACAACCTTACTGTTGGTAGAAATGGGTCTAACATAAATGGATCTGGATCTGACTTAGTTGTTTCAACAAATGCTTCAGCTTTTACCTTGGTGTATGTTAATGCAGCGAGAGGCTGGGTATACAAAGACAAAATATAGGAGCTAACACGTGGCTCTACTTGACTTTCAATTCTTTCCAGGAATAGACAAACAAAATACATCTGTCGGTGCTGAAAGCCGTTGGGTTGATTGTGATAATGTAAGATTTAGATACAACCTTCCAGAAAAAGTTGGTGGTTGGTCTTCACTCGTTACAGATACTATATGCGGTGTAGCAAGAAGAGAGTTTGCGTTTGTTGATCTTGACGGTAATAGATACGTTGCTATTGGAACTGATAAATTTTTGTTATTATATTTTGAAGGTCAACTATATGATATTACACCTGTAAAAGCAGCCTTAAGTGGTGCAACAATTGCAACCACATCTGGTTCAGCTATTTGTTCTGTGACTAAAGCTAGTCATAACCTGGTAGCAGGAGACATTGTACAATTTAATAGTGTGACTTTACCAAGTGGCACAGGATACTCTGCATCTGATTTTGAAGATAAAAATTTTCAAGTAACTTCTGTTACATCAAGTTCTGTATTTACAATTACTCAAAGTTCTAACGCATCAGCAACTGTATCTACAGGTGGTAGCATAGAACTAATTCCCTATGAGCCTGTAGGTCCTGCCGCACAATCATATGGCTATGGTTGGGGTACAGATACTTGGGGAGCAGGGAACTGGGGTGAAGCGTCATCAGCAAATGATGTAACATTAGAACCAGGACTATGGTCATTAAGTAATTTTGGAGAAGTGTTGGTTGCAACAATTGCAAATGGTAAAACATTCACATGGAATGCAGGAGCTACAACACCATTAGAAACAAGAGCATCTACAGCTACGTCTGGATTTGCAACTACAAATAATCCAACTGCAACAAGGGTAACACTAGTATCACCAACAACACGTCACTTAATTCATTTAGGCACAGAAACAACTATTGGTACACCAGCAACACAAGATGACATGTTTATAAGATTTTCTGAACAAGAAGATATAAATGATTATACTGTTACAGCTATTAACACAGCAGGTACTCAAAGACTACAAGATGGCACAAAAATTATGGGTGCACTTAAGGCAAAAGAAGCAATTCTAGTTTGGACCGACAATGCTTTGTATACCATGAAGTTTGTTGGAGCTCCATTTACATTTGGTTTTGAACAAGTTGGAACTAACTGTGGATTAATAGGTAAGAATGCAGCTGTAGAAATAGATGGTGTTGCATTTTGGATGTCACCAAACGGTTTCTTTGCATTTGATGGTACAGTTAAATCTTTAAAATGTGCAGTGCAAGATTATGTTTATGATCAAGCTGATACAACAAAAGGACAACAAGTATATGCTGGATTAAATAATCAGTTTACGGAGGTAGTGTGGTATTATCCATCATCTAACTCAGAATATAATGACCAATACGTTGTATATAATTATGGAGAAAGTAACCCCCGAATACCAGGAGGTGTTTGGTATATAGGGACAGAATCTAGAACTACATGGATTGATGCAACTGTATATCCTAAACCATTTGCAACTAAGTTTGATGATAGTGCAACAGGTACTTTTCCAGTTATTGTTGGCGAATCAGGGCTCGGGCAAACCACATTATTTGAACATGAAGTAGGCACAGACCAGGTAAATCCTGATGGATCTACAACAACAGTTACATCTTTTATACAATCATTTGATTATGATTTACAACAAAGAATGAGGGGTCAAGCATATCAGATAGCGGGAGATGTATTTTTAGCTGTAAGAAGGTTTTTACCAGATTTTAAAGATTTAGCAGGTAATGCAAAAGTTACACTAGCTGTTAAAAGATATCCCTCAGATTCACAAACAACAACGTCTTTAAGTCCATTTACAATCACAGCAAGTACTGATAAAAAGGATACAAGAGCACGTGGAAGATTTGTAAATATAAAAATAGAAAATGATGCTGCATCTGAATCGTGGAGATTTGGCACATTTAGGCTAGATGTACAACCGGATGGTAGAAGATAATGGCTAAAATAGTAATTAAATTACCAGAACCAAAAGAAGAATATGATATATCTAACCAAAAACAAATTAACAGAGCTGTTGCGTTAATTGTAGAACAATTAAATTCAACATTTCTTGATGAACAAAAACAGGAGCAGGAGAGATTCTCTTGGTTTATAGGTGGCTAACGTATATAGAAACGCAAAAGTAGATTTTACAACGACTGATAATACTACAGTCTATACTGTTCCTAGTAATTCAAGAGCGATAATAAAAGGAATTTTAGTATCTGATGATTCAGGTAGTGGAGACAGTATTAATGTAACTTTAACAGATGCGAGTGCAGCAATATTTTCTCTTTTTAAAACAAAAACAATTGCATCAAACGCAACAACAGAATTGATAACACAACCAATTGTGTTACAAGAGAGTGAGATATTAAAAGCACAAGCAACAACAGCAGGTAGGTTACATATGGTAGCTTCTCTGTTAGAAATAAATAGGGAGTAATATGTTTATAGAAGAAGGAGAAGTAGCATACACATACATAAACGGTAAAAAAGTACCTGTTGTAAAATGTGAAACAGAGGTAGTTTTAAGAAACAAAGAAACAGGTTACGAGTACGGTTCTGATAAAGAAGCAGAGGATGATATTGCAAACCCAGATACAGCTACACAAAAAGAACATGTAGTTAGATCTGTTAAAATAAAAGTAGCAGCGATGCCACCTTTAGGTGCAGCATCAGATGAGGATAAAAAAGATGACGAATAAACCAGTATTACAAGGTGGAGTACAGAACTATTTAGGTAAACAAAAACAAGTTACCGCTCCTGTAAAATGGAAATCTAGTCCAGATCATCCAGAAACAGAATTAGCTTACATTACAAAAGCAGAAAAAAATTTACTTGTTAAATCAGATTTACATGGATCATTAAAAGGTGGTGTTAACAAAGGACCATCTGGTATCATGAGTTTAAATGGTTATGGATCTAGAGATGAAAGTCAAAATGTTTCTGGTGCAGCAGCTAGTGCAGCTGAAACAGGTAGTAGAAATGAAAGAGACAGAGCAGAAGTTCAAGCAGAGTTTGGTAGAGGAAGCACAGGTCCAGCACTAGCACCTGGAGTTACTCCAGAAACTGCAAGAGATTTTAGATCTGCAGCAATTGCAGCAGGTGCAGGTCAAAGAGTTAACCCAGGTTTTTTTGATAGTAGAAATGTAATATCACCAGAAGAGTTAGCAAGAGCTAGAGCTTTTGCTAGAGATCGTAATAATTTATTTGCAAGGCAAGCTATGAGAAAAACAAGAGGTGGTGGTTTAATGAATTTTATTACAGGTGGAGGATTCTTAGGAAACATTTTAAGAGGTATTGGAAGAAGATTTGGTCTTGGAAAAAGTTATAATGAACCAACTTATGATATGTCTCAATATAATAATCTAGGCATATTTGGTCAGGTACCAGAAGATTTTGAAAACGACCCTAGAATATCTAATGTTAGTTTTACAGCAAATGATCCAAACGCTATTGTTAGTAGTGCTACTAATACTAACTATCCCGGAGCTAACGTAAATTTATTAGCTCAACCTGTATATAATTTAGATGGTACGGTAAGAAATGATGATGCTTTTGGTTATTTTAATTTACCTGATAATTATTTTGATACTAACACTAACATTAATAGAAACATTAACAAACAAATTGTTCCTGGTGGCATACTCGATAACGTTGATATTATAGATATGGATGAAAACCAGGGATTTGGCCCAATGGCATAAAATATTGATTATAGGAGAAAAAGACTATAAAAAGGATAAACTATGGCAATTTCAAGGAATATGATGGAAAGACAACTAAGAGCTGGTGGTGGTATCATGACACTAGAAGAGCCAAGACAAGGTTATTTTCTAGGTAAGATTGTAAGAAAAGCTAAGAAAGCTGTAAAGAAAGTCGTTAAATCACCATTAGGTAAGGCTGCATTGTTTGCAGGACTAGGTGCTTATGCAGGAGGACTAGGTCCTTTTGCAGGTTTAAAAGGAGCTGGTTTTGCAAAAGGTTTAGGTAGTGGTGTAGCTAGTCTTTTTGGAACCGGTGGTAAATTAAGCACTATTGGAAATTTATTTAGAGTTGGTGGCGCAGCAAATGCAGCCATTAGCGTACCTAGAGTATTAGCTGGACTTGGTATTGGTTCTGCAGTTGCTGCACCATTTTTAATGGGTGGTGGCGAAGAAGAGATTGATGAAGGTGTAGATGTTTCAGGAGTACAGCCGATGGTAGCAAATATTAGACAACAAGCTAGAGATTATTATAAAGACCCTACAAATTCTGGATTATATTTTATGCCACAAAAGAAATATGTACAGTCGTCTTTCTATGCTGCTGATGGTGGATTAGCTGACATACCTAGAGAAGGATATGATATAGGAGGAGATGTATCTGATCGTGCAAAACAATATCTTAAATATATTGAAGAAATGAAATTAATGGGTGTAGAACCTGTATCAGTAGAAGAATTTAATAAAATGCTTGATGCAATGAGAGAGAAAAGTGCTCAAGGCGGAAGAATCGGAGCTCAAGAAGGTGGGATCATGGATATGGGTGGTTTAGAAAAAGATTATAGAGAAGGTGGTTTTGTACCCATAGGAGCTGAGGAAAGAGCGGACGATGTGCCTGCTAGACTTAGTAAGAATGAATTTGTATTTACAGCAGACGCTGTAAGAAATGCAGGCGGGGGCGACATAGACAAAGGCGCTGAAGTTATGCAAAACATGATGGACAATCTAGAAGCAGGTGGTATGATATCTGAAGAATCTCAGGGTATGGAAAATCCTGCACAAGCAATGTTCGATCAAGCACAAATGTTGGAGGGTAGATTAGCATAATGGCATTACCAGATTATTTACAAGAAACCGCAAAAGATTTTGCCAAACAGTTAACGGCACAGACAGCTGTACCTATAGACACTAGTCCGTTTACAGGTCGTCAATTTGTTGCTGGTGAAGATCCTTTACAGACACAAGCAGTTAATCTTGCAACTTCAGGTATTGGTTCATACCAACCATTTTTACAACAAGCACAACAGCTAACGGGACCTGGAGCAGGGGCCGGGGCTGGATCAATTGCATCATTTATGTCACCTTATCAACAAGGTGTAATAGATGAAACACTAAGACAGTATGATGTATCAAGACAAGGTGGTATGCAAAATATTGCAGACCAAGCATTTACATCGGGTGCGTTTGGTGGTGGCAGACAAGGTGCATTAGAAGGACAGTTTATGGCTGACACTACAGCAGGTAGAGCTGGTCTTGCTAATCAATTATTACAACAAGGTTTTCAAGATGCTTCAGCTAGAAGAGCACAAGATTTACAAAATCAATTTGCAGTATCTAATTTCCAACGAGCAGGTATCGCTGGCGATGTAGGAAACTTAGGTCAACTAGGTGCATTTAGACAAGGATTAGAACAAGCACGATTAACAGCTGATCAACAAGCAGAACAGACATCAGCCTTTGAACCATTCCAAAGACTAGATAGATTTGGATCAGGAATTACAAGTCTTGCTGGTGGTGTTGGTGGTCAACAATTCCAAGCACCTGCAGCTCCTAGTCCATTCTCAACAGCTTTAAGTACAGCTCTTGGTATCGGCGGATTATTCGGTAAATTTAGGTAAACTATGAGACCATTAAATAGACCAATGTTTAGATACGGTGGCCCTATCAAAGAGGGTATCATGAAAGGTATGAAAGAACCACAAGCTATCAACACTGTTGGTAGTCCATTAGCACCTACAGATGCAAGTGGTCGTCAAGGATATGCATTACCTCTAATGTTTTTAGCAGGACAAGCTGCAAGAATGGCATTAAGACCGTTGGGTCAGTTTGCTATGAGAAAATTTGCAGGACCTAATCTCCCAATGATAGGTGGTAAAAGATTATTGACTATGGCAGGAGGAAAACCACCTCCAATTCCTGCAGGGTTTGGTAAAGAACAAATGATATTTAATCCAACTGGATTTGGTAGATATATTTTAGGTTCACCTGAAGCAAGAGCTATTGGAGCAGTGGCTAAAGGCACAGGTAAGATAGGTGGTGGTATTAAAAAAGTGGGAACAAGTCTTGCTAAATCTCCATTAACAGTTGGAGCAGGAATTTACTATGGAGCTAAAGCACTTGGTCCAGATGGAAAACCAGAAGAAGGAACAGAAGATCCAACAAGTGAACTACAAAGAGTTGAAGAAATAGGAGCAGGTGAAGGCACAACAGGTGGCAGTGTCACTGATGATCCTAACAAAGCAAAACAAATTCAAGAAGATAGAATAGCAAAAACTAAAAAAAGATATTATGAACTTATGGGCATAGATAAAATGAAAAAAGACGCTGCATACGATTCATTAATAGATGCAAGTAAAATTGTACAACAAGAAGGTGCAGACCTTAAAGGTGCAATTAAATCAGGTTCTTTACAAAATCAAATTATAAGTGCTATATCTAAAAACTTAGATAAGTCTGCTGACATCAAACGACAGATAGATGCTGCAATACTTAAAGGTGAGATACAAAAAGACATTGCATCTGCAGACTCTGTAGATAGAGATCTTAAAAAAGCTAGAATCAAAGCTCTCAATAGAGCAGAGAAACAAGCTGGTGCTTCTGGTCAAATAGCTGCAGTCGTATCTAAAGACGGAACTATTAGTGGCAGCCAAACAGCAGCCATATTAAGAGCAGATGGTGTTCAATACGATGGCGTATTACAAGATAAATTATTTAACAATTTTAAAAAAGATAATCCCGCTGCAGATGAAATAGATTTTATAATTGAAAAAGGTAAAGATCTTGACGATGGTAGATATGTCATCGGTGCAAGACTTGTTGAGAAAAAAGGTAATCAAGTAGCCTTCGTAGTATAGGAGGACTAAATGGCTTCAATCGAAGAAGTATTTTACAGTAAAGCAAACAACAATAAAGTTGGTACA